AACTTGCGTTTTTAAATCCTGTAAAAAATTGTTTATCATCAACTACATTTGTAATGTTTTTACCTTGATATTGTGCATCTTGGTTTGTTTGGAAATCACCTTCTTTGTTGTGCATCCACATATACAAATTAAAGAAAGCAGTATTTGTACTATTAAAAAAGTCGGTACTAAATGTTAAATTATATTCTATTTCTATTGCTTGTATTATTGCAAGTAATCTGATTGCAGGTTTTAATTGGCTATAAGGCACACCGTAGTCTGTACTCGTGCCTGCTGCTGGGTTTATGTTTTTAATAGTATCAGTATTAACTACTGCTGAATTACTATCAAATAAAAGTCTTGCAGTATGTGTTATTAAAGGTACTATTACTGCATCGGTCATTGTACCAGTTGGTGTAACAACATCTAAACCATTTGACATATATGTAGATATGTTTGTATCAGTCCAATCAAAAGAATATTTACCTAACTGATCTAACGCACTTAACTTATCTTCACCTACAACATCTTTTAAGTTTATAGTATCACCATAAAAAGTTAGCTTGTATGTGTGTGGTTCGTTGTTTTTAAGCTGTACACCTTCAAGTTTTATTTTACCTTTTTTAAATAGCTTATAATTTAAGTGTAGTTCAGATGGTGTTTTTTTACGTGCATCAAAACCTTCTATATTAAAATTGTAAAAGTGTTGAAATATTTTGTTGTTTATTTTAGAAGCAGGTACATTAAAGGTTTGTGTAAAAGGTACAAACACTTTTTGTATATCTTTTATATCTTGTATTGATTGTGTTAATACAATGCTTTCATCCTTAAACAGTTCAACCTGTTGACCATCAAAATATATTTGTAGTTGTAGCATTATCTAACATTATTAATTCTATCAAACGCAAAATCAAACTCTACTGTATAATTAATTAGTTTGTCATTTAAAGATGTTTTGTATTGTAATGATTTAGATTTAGGTATTACTGCAAGTGTTTTGTTTTCGTATCTTATATAAACGTTTTCACTATAAAATAGTTCTTCTATAGTTTGATTCATATCCTCTTTAACAAAACCTGTATTCATTGATAAAGAAGTTTGTGCGTTTACATTCATTCTACCCCTTTGGTTATCGTAGGTGTTATAGTTTGATGAGGTGTTTGTTATTATATTCTTTTTAAATAACTCATCTGTTACGTTTGTTACTTCACTTGTTTTCTTAAAGAAATATAAATCTTGAAATGCACCAAACTTATTGACAAAGGTTATTTTAAATGGTGTGTATTTAGGTTCGCAAATATTAGATATTGTTATTGTTTTCTTTAGCGTGGTATCATCTGTATCAAAAACTTGTATTGATGATTTATCTGCTGGTATTGTAACGTATTGTACTTTTTGGTTTGTATTACCGTTATCTGTTATTTGTGTTGTTACACCATCAATTATAACCTTACCTACACCTTCTGCAAATATTGGTAACTTACCTGCTGTACCTTCTGGTAGATATATATTTGTAGCACTAATTAATGCGTGTCTATCTAATTCAGGGTTAGTGCCTTCTTCAAAATAACCATAACCATCTAAAGCAACATAAGTTGTTACTATAGGGTTTGTTTCAAAAGGTTCATCACTATCATCAAAAGAACTTACAACCGTTCTAACATATCTTGCAATAGAATTGTAATCATTATTAAATGTAATGGTAAAATAATCCCTTACAAGTTCTGCTATTTCTAAAGTGATGTTTGTTTGCCCACTTATAACACTTTTATTTATTGTATATGCAGGTGATACAGGTTGATCTGATACCGTACCATCCCATACATATAAATCTACTACTACGCTTTTTAAACTCATAATTTTATACTATTACACCAACACCACCTCCTGTTGTATCACAAGAAACTATTGCTAATTCACTTACTATTCCTGTACTTTCTATTTTTATAACATAATAACTACCAACCCCTGCACCAACCGAACTAACAACAAATGCAGTAAATACACCGTAGTACAAACCTTTACCATCAAAAGCTACATCACCTTGACAAACTTGGCTATTTAGTAATGCTCCTAAACTTGCTGCTGTTGAGGTTATTAATTTAGGTGTTCCATAAGTTGCATCACAATGACCTTCTTGTGTTGATTTAGCAGAACTTAAATAAAATTCATTTGTACCACATATACTTACCGTTGCTGGTTGTGTCATTGTTACACTACAATCTATTGTTGATCCTGCATTTGCATATCCTGATGGTATTTCTACTTGATATACAACCGTTCTTGAAGTATCAGTTGCTACATCTGTAAAAGGTGTTGTAGGTGCTGTAAAACTTTTAACCGTACCTAATGCTGCTTTACCTAAAAATATAGCACCATTTCTTGCTATTGCTTGACCTGTTAAATTAGCTAGTGCACAAGTAAATGTAGGAGGTGCAGTTCCTGCTTGTGAAAAGGTTGCAGTACATTCTACGGTTGCTCCTGTATTAGAATAACCTGATGGTACTGTAATATCAAAAAACAAAGTATGTGATATTGGACTTGCTGTATTATTTGCTGCTACACTTGTTATTGCACCTCCACCAGATGTTGCCATTATTTTTGTGATCGTACCTAAAGTTGATGGGTTTGTTATTACACCTGCTTGACTAATACTACCACCTTGTAAAGCTGGGTTTGTAGGTGAGGTACAACTAAATGCAGTAGTGCTATCTGTTACTGTAACTGCTATGCTTTGTGTTGCTTCACAAGTTGATGGATAACTATTATCTCTACCAATACCGTAAACAGTTGTTGATCCTGCTATAACATTTGGTGATAACGTTAATGTACTACCACTTAATGCTGCTGTTACTAATGTAGGGTTTAGGTTAGAAAAATCGTAAGTTGTTTCACTTGTAAAGAATCCTGCTAAATCAATATCTACACTTGAACCACCTACACTTAAACTTTGTCCACCAATAGAACCACTTGTTGCTGGACCACCAGAACATACAGTAGGTTGTACTACTGAACTTGTTGTACCAGGTTGTGTTGCAGTTACAGGACATTCAAAAAATATATCACTTGTGTTTGCGTACCCTGTAGGTATAAGTAGTTTAACTTTTATTGTTCTTGATGTATCAGTACCTTCTGCTGGGAATTTGTTATTTGCAAAATCACCATCATCACTTGATATAGAATCTATTACACCAACAGCAGGACTTGGCAAAGTAATAATACCTTGATTATCTACTGCAAAACCTACTAACCCTGCTACCGTACAATCAAAGTTAGGTAATGGAGGACTTGGCTCTACAAGGTGTAAATAGAATGGACTTCTAACGTTTATCTTTGTATATGTACTCATCTTAATCTATCTTCTTTTAATGTAAATGCTAAAAAATCTTCTACATCTAAACCAAAGTTTTTAATTAGTTCATCAGGTAATTTTTTAAAACCTTGTTCAAATGGTTTAGTAAAAAACAAACTTGGTTTAATACCTTTTCTATATATGCTTCTTGCTATTAAAAACCCTATTGTGTTATAGTTGCCTTTTTTAAACTTACCTTCTTTATCTCTTAATCTTATGTTCTTACTTTTTGCCCATTGTGCTAATGGTTTACTTGGAGGCATTTTGTTTGTATAACTATATGGTGTTTTGTATTTCTTTTCAGTACCACTTACACCTTTATCTTGAAACACACCGTAATCTTCCATCTCAAACTCTACAGATATAGAATTAGGCATTTCTTTTACATTACCTTTTAAACTGTTGTAAAGTTCTTTAGAAACGTTCTTACGCCCTTTAGACAACCTTGTACGTGATTGTTGTATTACAAAGTTTTTAAATGCTTCTAACGCTGCTTGTGTTTTTGTTAACTGCATATTGTCATATCATTTTGTACTACTACATCAAATGTTGCTGACCACCCTGCTAACTTGTTTTCAAACCTATCTACAAATGGTTCACAGCTTACATCACCCTGTACTTGGTAGAGGTTAGTATATAGATCACCACGTTGTAAGATATTTATTATCCTTGTTAGTAATCCTAATTGTGTATTTAGCACATCTTGTTCGTTATCATTTCCTACAAATATATCAGTTGTTTCTGCTTTGCTTATATCTACAATATCCATTGCAAGAATAGAAATGTTAAATGTCAATGTTTTAGTTCCTACTGTAGTGTTGTTTACAATTATATGTGATAATGGGAATATTGTTTGCTTGTTTAAATCTACATCATCTAAACTACCAAATGTAACTGTATTAACAAATGGTTCTGCTGCAAGTGCTGTTTTTAATTCCTTTGTTACGTTGTAAAAACCTTTCATCGTTTTTTAATTAACTTCTTTTCTAATTCTACTTTATCTTTTTCAAATGACAAATACATTAAACATTGGTGGACGTTAAGCTGGGTAACCTCGTCAAACTTGGTAGCATCTCCTTTAGCAATACCATAGACTGATTGATACCAACCACCCCACTTTGACCCAAACGTTCCCTCTGCTGAATAGTCAAGTTCTTGGGTAACTCCTTCTGTAAATAGTTCAGGATAGTTTGTGTTAACTCGTTGCTTAAATGATAAAAAAAAACCATAGCACCAAACACAATATCTAAAGGCATATACTTTAGGTTGTCATTCATACCTTTGTATTCTTCTATGTTGTACTTTTTATCTTTCTTAAATTTAATTGGTCTGTATAACACACTCATTGCTTTGTGCATATTATCCCACTTACCCAAGTTCTCATCCAGATCAATAAACTCACCTAATGACATATCATCAAGTACAGGTATAAATCCATACTCTACATTGCCTAAAGTAAACGTAGGTGTTAAACTATGCTTCTTATCAAATATCTTGTTGAGGTGTACAACTATTTCTTGTACTGATTTGTATTTTATGTTTGCAACATCCTTTAAGTTAAGGTTGCAAAATATTTCTACCATTTTTTGTAGCAAAAATGTAGATTCTTTATTTTCTTCTGTATTTAACTTTTCAAATCTTTGGTATTGATCTAAAGTTATTTCTTTAAGTGAATCAGGTACGTTTATTTCAACTTTCATATTAATACAATAAATTAATTGGTGTTTTGTATAAAAAGAAAAAGGTAACATTTCTGCTACCTAATTCTCAACCCAAACCAAATGAAAAGTTATTGCTTCAATATAAACCTTTTATATGAATATTTGTATGCTTCTTCTATTGTTTTTTCTAAATGTATGCTGTTTTGTTTGTACAGCTTCTTACCTTTTAGAACTTGACCATTAACGCTTATATCTAAATAAACATCAGAAGCCCTACCACCACGTTTAGATGGTCTTTGTACTATGTATATCTTTTCGTACCAACACGCTTCCATAATTTTAAAAATATCCAATTATCTTATCTGTTATTTCATCAGCCCACAATATAAAAAATAAAAACATATACATTGCTATATAACTGAATAAGGCAAGTAAAATACCTCCACTTATAAACTTTATAATGTTCTTTCTATTTTGTTTTTTAGTTAATTCTTTTACCATTATATACTCTACTTTGTTTTCCATAATATAATTATTGGTTAATAAAAAAGGGGTATTGCTACCCCTTATGTTTTACTTTTCGTATTTCCAAATTCTTAAATAAGATTCTTTTGAATATCTATTTTGGAATCTTTTTTTTACATCTGTTAAATGTCCATTCATTAAACATTGTACTTTTCCATCAATTAACATTTGATAATTCCAATCTATTATTTCTCGGTACTTATTAGTTGGTTGAGTAATAATATCTTTACCTGTTAGCTTTATAAGTTCACCTTTTAAGCCTGAATAATTTTCTGTTTGTACTACTTTTCTCATTTGTCTTTGTTTTAATTAAACTTTGTTTTACTTTGTAAATATACAACTATTTATTTAATTAACAAATAATACACAATTTATTTTAATATATGTAGTATTCACCCTTGTTAGGGTTTTCTAATTGATCTGTTAAAACGTACCTTAAACTATCTATGCAATCTGGATGTTCACCTGATGGTTTATTTAGGGTATTACCATCTTTATCCTTTGCCCATATGTAACCTTGTAATTCTCTTTTTAAGTTCCTGCTTCTTGATGTAATGTATATTTCATTTTGGTTTATTAAGTTAATACCAAAGTTTACACTATCTCTACCTTTTGTACACGGATATATATTATGCCCATCTCTACGCAAAGTTTCAATACTCTTTGGTTCTGCTGAATCTGCAATTAAGTTTTCTGTTATATTGTTTTGTCGTAAGAACATAGATAAATCTCTTAATACTGTATTTGATTTGTAAAATACCTCATCAGCTATATAAGCATCATTCCATTTATATAATGATACAATAACCGTAGGATCAGTATAACCAAAATCTACACCGTGTGCTAATAAACGTGCTTCTTGTGGTATGTTGTCTATTTCTTTCCAATCAGGTATACATACACCTTCTAAAGAACCTGTTTCACCAAGTCCGTACACCCTCCACCAATTTGACCAATACGTTGAGGTTTTGCCTTTATCTCTTGCTTTCTCTATTTCTTTTACAATACTATCAGGTAGCACTTCGTTATCCTTATAAGTTAGTGTTATGTAATCAACATCTTCTTTGCCTACTAATTCTTTATCTACCCAAAAGATATTAGATGGGTTGTAATCTAACCAAACGTTTCCAGATGTTCTAACTGCTAATTGGTTGTAAGCATCAAATGGTACATTGTTGCACTCGTTAATGTATAAATCAGTTCTTCTTGCACCACGCAACTTGTCTGGTTGATCTGTACTAAAAAACTCTATATAGCTACCATTTGTAAAAGTGTATTTTAAGATACTTTTATTAAGCTGTATATCCTTATACCTATTTAAACCTTTTAACAGCTGGCAGAAGTCCTTAAATGCACCTCTACGTAAGTGTGGTATTGATTCAGATACTACGCTTATTTCTTTACCTTCATTTTTAATGGCATAATCTATAAGTATAAGCAGGATGCAAATGGTTTTACCTGCTGATGTACCACCTCTTACAATGCGTACCCTCTTATCAAGTTTACGTAGTTTATTAAGTGCTTGTGTTGTTTGTACTTGCATTAATTATTTAGAATAACGTTTTGGTTATCGTTAATCTAAAAATATCGGTAAATCTTCGTTTATAGTAATATCTCTTGTTTCTCTTGGTTTTCCAGCGTAATAATTATAGTACAGTTGTACAAATTTAAAATCACCTTTTTCTACACCTGCTTTTAATGCTTGGAATGCTGCATCTTCTAATGGTGTTAACTTTTCTATTAAATTAACCTCATCACTTTTAGGTTTTCTACCAGCATTTTTATTACCTCCGTTAAATCTTCTTTTATCCATAATCAAAAAAAATCATTAATGATTCAATTATACAATACTTTTTTTTATTTATTGTTAAATACCACAATAACCAGAATCACATTCATTAAAGTCATCTTCAAATATAGTTAGCTGCTATGTATGAACTTGTTTTACCACCAGATAAAGAGTTTACTTTAATCAATTACTAATTGGTCTTTATTAATTTGTTCTGTTAACTCCTTTAAACGTTTGTATTGTGTTTCATAGAAACCTTCTATTGTAACTGCTGTTTTAAATTCTTCAGGGTTAGCGTGTATTGCATCTTGTACTCTTTTGTTTATTGTATCGTAATCTTGCTTTAAACGATAATCGTGTAACATCCAATCTCTTAATTGTTTTAAAAAGTACAGTACCGTTGTATGATCCCTATATACTGTTTTGCCTATTACTGATAATGACATTCTTGTATAATCTCTTGCTAAATTAAAATACATTGCACGTGCTTCTACATATTCACGTTTTCTTGTATCTTTTGTTATGTCTATATCAAAGTGTTGTTCTACTACTTCTTTTATTATTTGTATACTCATAATTTATTTTTATAATTTGTTTCTTTCTATTATTTCTTTAATTGTTAAATATCCTGATTCGTGTATTGCTTTTTGTATTCCTGCACACGCTTCATAGTGTTCTTCTTTTTCATATAGTTTTATTGTTTCTTCAAGTTCTGCTATATCTTTACCATTTACTATATCTACTAAAGCAAGTAAATAAAATTCTTCTATTAATTTTTTATTCATAATATAATAAGAGAACCAACCAAAAACTCTTATTCAGTTAGTAATGACTATTTACTAACAAATATAAAGAACATAGGTTGGTTTTTGTTATTCATCCTTTTTTTATCATTAAAATAAAGTTAGTTGATCTAAATATGGTTTTAATCTTTTATTAGATAATTCTATATATTTTTCTGATACTTCTGAACCTATCCAATTTCTCTTTAGTAAATGAGATGCTTTTGCAGTTGTACCTGTTCCCATAAACGGATCATATACTACATCTCCTTTTTTAGAAAAATAATTTATAAAATGTTTTGGTAACCAATCACCAAATGCAAAGTTATGCCCATTAGTTTCCTTATCAGAATTAACAGGTTTTATTATAACATTTTTAATATAATCACCTTTGTAATTAGAAAAGTTACAATAGTTAAAATTTTGTTTAGATGGATTGTCCTTTGATATGCAAAAGATATACTCTATACCGTTAGCAACTCCTGTATCAAGTATTTTGCTTGGAGGATTAGGTTTGCACCAAAAAAAAATATGTTTTATTTTATCTTTATAATTACTCATTATATAATTTATTATTCCTTTATTTCCTGAAACTTCTTGAATATTATAAAATATATGATACTTTGTTGTTCTATATAATTCATCTATCCACAAACTTGTTTGCTTAAAATAGTCATCTATTGGTAAGTTATCACTATAAGTATCATAGGATAAAGATTTGGAATCATTACCATTTCTTCTCCCTTTACCTATATTATAAGGAGGAGAAGTAACTACTATATCTACAAAATTATCTTGCATACGTTTCATAGTATGCATACAATCCTCATTATATATTTTATTCTTTTGCATTCCTCTTTATTTTTTTGTCAAGATATTTTCTTAACTCTTTAATGTTATTTGTATATGGGTGATTTGATTTTAACATATCCTCATACTCATCAATTAAGAAGTCAAATAATGATACATTTTTTTTGTAACAAATATGAGATTGTCTTGCTATTTCTCTCATCGGTGAACCTTGTACCATACTATTACCGTATTCGTTTCTTAATCTTGAAAGTTCATTAAGAATTTTATGAGCAAATTTAAAATTAACTATTTTACACCTACCCTCTCTAAATTTAACAGTACTACTTGCTTTATTAAAAAATGCATATATTAATGTAGATGGAGGCATATTTTTAACACCGTAATATCTTTGTGCTTCATCAGCTAAAAGATAATCATTATCTAATTTACCATATCTGGATAACAACATTTCAGGTTTCCAATTTAAAGTTTTAGCATTTAACTTTAAAATAACGGATAACACTTCTTTACCTGATAAATTATCTAACCACCACATACGGTAAACAGGTACTTTATTTTGTTTGTTTTTTAAACACCAATTATACTTGTGATGACCATCCATTAAATTGTACTGATTATCTACTGTCAAAGCACTTGCCCATCCAAGTTCACTTAAACTTTCTCCTTG